CTACCTTTTCATTATCATCATATCCTATAAAAATTTTTATCACAAATTAACCTCTGGACTTTTACCTGTTAGTTTTCTCTTACCTTTTGTGTGGTCGTAAACAGTTCCTAGTATTGATCTGGCTTGAACGTGCCCACCATTATTATCACCTATATTATTATTTTGTACTTTCATATTACTTTCAAAAATTTTTCTTACATGGTCCCAAATATAACTATCGTGGCATTCACTTAAACTATATATCTCATCTAAATCATACATCTTTTTCATATGATGAGCATAGTTTCTTGTTTGATTGTGTTGCATATTAAAATACAAAAAACCACATTCACTATAATTACTTCCACGACCTAGATAACTCATCATACAATCTTCTTTATGAATATGTTTTTTAATCCAATCTATGTCTATTGATTTATAGAATACACTATCAGCATCAATACAAATCAAACCATCTATATCACTTGAACAATTAATAATGGCGTGTGTATATGCGTAAACTTTATATGAAAATCTTACGCCATCATGTTTAAATGACTTTACTTCTCTATGTTGGTTTCTTTCTATGAATTTTTTGAGATCAGGTATCTTATCAAACATATCATCATCTTCATTGTAAACAATTAAATCAAATGGCCAGTTGTAAGTGGATTGAAATCTGTGAGCGTATTCTTTAAATAACTTATTGTTCCAACTAGTAACTACTTGAATTTTCATAACCAACTTTTGCTATATAATAACTATCTACAATATCTGTAACAGGATTATTTAACTTACCCATATCAAAAGCTTTCAATAAATCAGCACCAGTATGATTTAGAAAACTATTATACATTAATTGTTTGTCTGCATTCCCTTTACCTGACGCAAACTTTTTAACAACACTTGGTACAACTGTATCATACAATATAGAGGGTGACAGTTGTAATCTATATTTAAGTATACCGCAGTTCTCAGCGATTTGAAATACTGCTTGACCTTTAGAGCCAAACGAGTAGCCTTCAATAAAAACTTTTGCTGTATCTTTTTTATGTTTGTGAATAATATCCAAGGCCCAACTAGAAATGTTAGTAAACCTTTCAATAGGTGTGTTGTATTCTTTATGTTCATAACCAAATATATTTTTACCAAAATTACCAATGTGTTTCTTTTTACTTGTGAGAAAGTGAAAAGAACATTTATTAAAATCAAAACTATTATTTGTTATACAAATAGCAGGACTATTTAAACTATAATCAATTCCAACTATCGTCCGTTGCTTCTTCTGGTATTTCATGCTCACTATCTTCCTCTGATTCTACTTCATATCCACAGAACGGACAAGTTAAAGGATCTAGGTCCTGTTCTTCTTCGTCCCATACTATGGTATATTTAGTAGTGCAGTTTGAGCACTTCTTTACTACTTTTTCCATTACAGTTTAAATTTTTTAAATTGATCTTTCTTAACATCTTGTTTTATTCCACCAATAACATAACTTTCTATTTCTGTTTCTTGCGGAGCATTTTGTGTGCCTTTACTATTTAACCAATGATCTATCCAAGGTAATGGATTAGATTTTTGTTCATACGCTGGTGTTAAACCAATAGCTTTCATTCTTCTATTAGCCATATACTCTACAAATTGATGTAATAATTTTTCCGATAAACCTATCATAGAACCTTTAGAGAAAAGATAAGTTGCCCATCTTTTTTCTTCTTGTACTGCCTCATCATACATTGCATAAACTTCATTATCAGTATCTTTAATCACTTTATCCATAACCTTATCTTTTTCATTATCTCTATAATTGTTTATAATTCTTTGTGAAACTGCTAAGTGCTGACTTTCGTCTCTTGCGATAAACGAAATAATCTTTGCTGATCCCTCTAATAATTTAAGTTCACCAAAAGCAAAACTACAAGCAAATGATACATAAAATCTTAAACCTTCTAATATATTTACTGTGATTAATGCTTTCCATAATTTTTTCTTTAGTTCATACTCATCAACCTTTGATTTATCTAAATGCCATTTATGACCTGCTAAGATTAAATCATCATAATATTGTGTTACAGATTGAGCTCTCTTTTCTATCTTCTCGTCTTTAATGATTGTATCAAATACATCACTAGGATTAGAATATAAATTTTTTATAATATATGTATAACTTCTACTATGGATAGTTTCCATAAAATCCCATGTCACTATACAACCCTCTAATTCTGGTAAAGAACAAAAAGGTAAAAATGCTAAACAAGGACCACGACCTTGTACACTATCTAACATAGTTTGATATTTTAAATTAGATGTAAATATATCTTTTTGTTCTGGTCTTAATTCTTGGTAGTCGTTTCTATCTTTTTGTAAAGATACTTCTTCTGGTCGCCAGAAATAACCTAACTGTTGTTGTGTCAACTTATCAAAGATTGGATACTTCATAGTATCATATCTTTGTACAGCCAAATCCTCACCAAAGAACATTGGTTGTTTTAAAAAACTGACATCTTTACCTTTATTAAAAACTGATCTACTCATTTTATTTTTCTTCCTTTATTCCGTAAAAAAATTCGTCATCATCACCAAAAGTTATTTTCTGTTTATCTTCAACAGAATACTCAATAGATGATACTTTAAAGTCAGGAAACTTTAATTGTTTCGGGCTATAAGACTTATCATAAATTAACATACGATTATTTGGTTGTGCTGCGAAATAACCGTTGTCTAGTTTTAATATATTAAATGATTTGTGCTGTGTCGGTAGCTCACTAAACGTAGTATTTAGTAAATTACTATCCGCATGACAACTATCAATCGTAAACATATATGTGCCTTCGTGCCACACCTTATTAGGACTATAATACTTTGCTCTTTGTCCTTTTAAAAATCTTTTCTCTAATATTGATATATGATAACTAAAACAATCCCATAGCTCTAGTTCTTCTAATTTCATTTCACCTTCATAGTCTTTCTTCCATACAAAAGCTGACAGTGGTAGTTTATCATATACTGCACCATACTCTGGTAAATAAGTTTCAAAGTATAATGCTCTACCTTGTATAGACTTTACTGTAACCCATAGACCCTCAACTAATTCGCCGTGACCTTTTTCTAAATCGTAAAGATACTCTTTCTTAACGTATAACTCTATTGGTGGTAAGTTTGCTTGTAAAAACATTATATAGTACACGAGTCACAATTCTCGTCCTCCTCTTTTGATTTATCTTCCTCTGGAACATTATCTACAAAACCAATCGGGTGTGATGGTTCGTCAATATCTTTTTTAGCGTCATATGTATTTTGATAATAACTAGTTTTCCATCCTAGTCTATATGTGGTTAATAAGTCTTGTGCCATTTGAGATAGTGGCACTTGGTTTTCTTCAAAGTGTTCTGGATTATATGACCAGTTTCCACTTATCGCTTGGTCAAAATACTTTTGCATTACTGATACTACATTTATATAACCTTCATTAGATTTCATATCCCATAGTAACGTATAGTTATTTTTAAGTTTTTTATAATCAGGTACCACTTGTTTTAGTGGACCTTTTTTACTTTTCTTAACACTTAAATAATCTCTAGGTGGCTCAATGCCGTTAGTAGCATTTGAGACCACACTAGATGATTCTGATGGCATTTGAGCAGAGAGTGTGCTATGTCGGAGTCCGTGCTCTTTTATTTCTTTCCTTAACCACTCCCAATCATAAGTTAGAGTTCTGGTTACAACCTCGTCTACCTCTTTCTTGTAAGTGTCTATTGGTAAGATACCATCAGAATATTTTGTTCTATTAAAGTATTCACATTGACCTTTTTCTTTTGCTAAGTCATTACTTGCCTTTAATAGATAGAATTGAAATGACTCTGTAAGTTTATCAACTTGACGCCAGCCTAATTTTTGTTCATATGAATAACCTTTTTTAGCTAGATAATGAGCAAGACCAATATAACCTATACCTAAACTTCTTCTAGCCTTTGTAGATATTTCAGCAGCCATTACTGGATACTTTTGATGATCTATAATTTCATCTAAACTTCTTACAGCCAAGTCGCATAGTTCTTCTAACTCGTCTCTTTTATCAATCTTTCCTATATTGATAGCAGATAAAATACAAAGAGCAATCTCACCTTCGCCGTCTATGTGTTGAATTGGATCCGTAGGAAGTGTAATCTCTTGGCATAAATTTGACATTCTAATTAAATCTTTAAATGATGAGTGAGTATTACAATGGTCAATATTCATAATGTAAATTCTACCTGTCTCTGCTCTTTCTTTTAGTATGTCAAAAAATAATTCTTGTGCTCCTATTTTCTTTTTCTTAATACTTAATTTTCTTTCAGCTTTTAAATACAAATCATCAAACTCAGGTGTACCCCAAGCTTCATATAACTCTGGCACTTCGTGTGGTGAGAATAAAGTTATATCTTCTTCATTAATAAATCTTTCATAAAATAGTTTTGATAATTGTATAGAGTAATCTAATTTTCTAACTCTGTTATCTTCACTACCTTTATTATTTTTAAGTACAATTATATCTTCTATCTCTTGGTGCCAAATAGGGAAGTGAACAGTAGCACTACCGCCCCTAACTCCGTTTTGAGTGCAGCACTTAACTGTTGCCTCAAATTTTTTAAGAAAGGGAATAACGCCTGTGTGCTGTACTTCACCCCCTCGTATCCTCGCATTGATGCCTCGTATTCTACCAGCGTTAATACCAATCCCAGCACGCTGCGCAACATAACGTCCGATAGCCATATCACTAGAAAAAATGCTAGGTAAAGTGTCATCAGTATCAACCAGAACACAACTTGCATACTGTTTGAGAGGAGTTCTAACACCCGCCATAACTGGCGTAGGAATATTGATTTTGAATTGCGAAATCGCATCATAATATTTTTTAACATAGGTCATTCTCTTTTCTTTAGGATAATCAGCAAACATTGTAGCTGATATTAACATATACATAAACTGTGGTGTTTCAAATACTTCACCATTACTTCTATCTTGCACTAGATATTTGTCAATAACTTGTCTTAAACCAGCATATGTAAAAGTATAATCTCTTTCGTGGTTAATCCAGTTTTCCATTCTATCAAAGTCTTTTCTTTGATACTTTTCTAAAATTTGTTTGTCGTAAACATTTTTCTCTACAGCCTTTTTAACATGGTCAAATAAATGTGGATGGTCCCAAAGTCTTCCAATAACTTGTTTTCTTAAACTGTAAAGTAATAATCTTGCCGCAACGTATTGATAGTTTGGACTATCTAAAGAAATTAAATCTGCTGCTGATTTGATAAGGATTTGTTGAATATCATCTGTGGTAATATCATTATAGAATTGTAAACCACTTTGCATTTCTACTTGTGAAGCCGATACACCACTTATATCTTCACATGCATACTCAACCATTTCATGTATCTTTTCAATGTTAAGTGGTTCTTTACCTCTTATACCACGTTTAACCACATTAATATTGTCAACCATTCGTATCCTCCTATACCTTTTTGTATTCGTTTAATTTCGTTAGTGCTGAAAGTTTTGAGTAAGTGTTTCTATTTAGTAGGTCAGCAAGTTCAGCTTTACTCATGCCAGCAATAATAATATCGTTAATGTCTTTGTGTCGCATATCATCTGGCCACACCACAAGGTTGTAATCTTTTTCAATCACATCATACATACGTTTTACAATCTCTTTATTTCTTGGCTCGTTATCAAATATATATGTAACTTGGTCATTACTAATTTTGTTTTTTAATATTAAATCTGCACCAGCAGCAGCAAGACAATTATCAACAAATAAACTATCAATCGGACCTTCTGTAATATATACCTGTCGTTGAAAATTAACTCTTTCAAGTCCATAAACTTTTTGTTTATTTTCATCTAGTTTTACCGTCAAGTATTTTGGTTC